TTAAATATTTAATGTTCAAAGTCCGGTGCAGTTTAACGTGTGCCTCACGAAATCTATTACAAGTCACACTCGTATGAGTATTGCTTTTTTAGCTTGTTCAATGCATTCTCGGTAACGTAGTAGATGTTATCGAAATACTCGCTTTTCTTGATACTCCGGCTTTCCTTCAGCTCTACCTTGTGATTGAATGTCACTTCGTAGCGGTTTGCGATGCTTGTAATCAAGAAATCGACCTCACGCTTATGTCTGTCCAAATCGGTCTCTTTATACTCTCCACGCTTGATAAATGCGTCCTTGTTCGTCTCTTCGATGGTTGCAACCATGTTGCCTTGCATCACGATAATCTTTGCGCTCATATCTAGTTTCTTTTTAAATCGTTAGAAATCTGTTATGCAACTCTCATAAGGTTTGCCTTCTTGAAGCAACGCCATTCTTCTTTCTCGGTATCAAAGTACACTTGGCAAGTGTCATTCATCTTGCGACCTGCACCCTGTGTAGCTGGGATAACCTTCTCGCTCAATGTGCCGAATGCCTCACGCAAGCTGCCATCAACCTTCTGGAAGTAGAACTTCACGATGCGCTTCTTCATCTGACCCTTCAGCTTGATGTTCATCCAAGCGACCTTTAAAGCCTCGCTCATTGTGTAGCCATTCTTCTTGATGAACTGCCAAGCAAGCTTCATCACTTCTCTCATCATATTCTTAAATGTAGTAGCCATAATCTTTCAATTTTAAACGTTAAACTTAAATTACTTACTTTGCAAGTCCGATGCTCTCACGCAAGAAGCTCTTAGCCTCATCGTTGTTCATATTGAGCTTTATTGTTATCATATTCAACATTCTGTCAACGTCCTTCTGCGTGTTTATTCTGTTGCTTACGAACTCAACCATCACGAACTTCTGTATCAAGTTTCTTCTTATCATTGAAGTAGTCATATTGCTATACCGTTTTACGTGTGCCGAACACGGAGGCGCTGCCTCAGCTAAATTAATAATGTTATTGTGACCTTTGTTTCTTAATCACGATGCAAAGGTAACATATTTACGTTACACTACCAAATATTTCAGAAAGAAAATGTAACGTATTTAAGTTAATTAACAGATATTTATTTGTAACGTACTATTCTTTAAACTTCGTTAATACTTTTACGTATATATGCTACATTTCAAATATTATTCTTATCTTTGCAAGAAAATATCAATGTAACGTATTACGTATTATGAGATTTAAAGATGTTCTTAATAAATATGGTGTAACGCAACAAGACTTAGCAGACCGGATGGGTATGAATAGAGTTTCGGTTTCTCGTTTACTTAGCGAGAAAAACGACTTGCGTATATCAACTATCGAAAAAATAGCAAACGCTATAGGCTGTCCTGTAGCAGAATTGTTTGATAAGCAGAACAAAGTAGATGCTATGAGTGATTTCATCGCCTTAATAAAACAAGATGGTGAATTGTGTTCCGCATCATCCATCGCTGAGGCTAGGGACGTGCTGGACAAGCTGGAAAGTGTTAAGTAACGTAAGGAACATTCCTTGCAAGTATTAATAATTAAAACTTTAACGACTATGAATGATTTTTTCAATTTGAGAGGTGCAGCGGTATTCCGTGTTCTTTCGTTTATTAGTACAGTAGCACTGGGGTTAACTATCTTATTGTTTGCCATCGGCTTGATGATGGGCTTCTTTGGAGAGCAGGAGACGAAGGCGATAGGATGGGCAATGGTTGGATTCTCAATCTCTTCCTTTATCTCTTGCCTATTCATGTTCGGCTTCTGTTACCTGATTAAGATAGCTAAGTCTTACGACAAGGACAAGCAGGAGGATAATAAGGAAATAGTATTCCAATACAAGGGTTACAAAGGCACTTTCACAAAGGATGACAATACTGGAAGGTTTGATGGCCACATCATCGGAACAAGCTATTCCTACTCTGGCTACAGTCTTTCAGAGACTGAACTGGCATTTCAAGCGAGAGTTGACGAATTACTGGAAGAAAAGAAACTATAAAAAGAAAGAGGAGCGCATCATACGTTCCTCTTCTTTGTTTTACGCATCGAAAGCCAAGAACAACTCAATGTCGGTTCTAGGATATACTTTGTTCAGATTATCCATAAACTTTGCCCAATCATAATCTGACACCACAACCAAGGCATGAATGGAAGAGAGATACTCCTTCAGTTTTGGTATTCCCTTCTCTTGGTTAATGAACTGATGAAATCTCTTTGTACGGTTTCCATGCTCATTCTTTGGATTCCTCTTGTCAAGTTCCTCCATAATTGGCGCTATGCGCTCATAGACTATATCTCTTATCCAATTGCCCATAACACCAGGCATATTCCTCGACTCATGCCACGTCCAGCCCCTCATTTTGTATATGTCCATAAAGAATTGGTCGGGGAACACCTTAACCCATTTTGCAGCCTCCTCTAAGAGGAATTGATTAAAGAACGTTTGCAGCTTGTCCTTAACCTCGCTCTTTTCCTTATCAAAGCCTGTTGCCTCATCTACCAATGCGATGATACCAACCCTAGCGAATGCACGCATGAGGATTTCGCATTGCTCGGCTATAATCTCTTGTCTAGGTGATAACGGAATGTTCTTGCGTGCCTCCAAAAAAGCATCACAGATGTCCGCCAAAGCGGTTGCCTTATAACCATGAAGAACCTTTCCATTATCGTTACACACCAAAGGTGACAAGTGGTCCAGTTCTATGTATTTGGAAATAAAAGGGTTAAGAGATTTTTGATTTAAATATCTCACTAATCTGGTCCCGGCAGTTTGCTTACCATCTTCCGTATCTACCATCTTTAATGCTTCTTGCATACCACGACCAGATATTACCCTAGTTCCGTTGCCCAAAATATAACAAGGTATCTTGGTGCCATTCAAGTCAAGTTCTCCACGATATTTAACCATATTATCTTTATAGTACAGGTCTTCGACCTTAACACCTAGGATATTGGCTATCTTCTTCATGGTCTCCTTTGTTGAAGTGCCATTAACAATCTTGCTAACACCGACCTCCGTCATGCCTATCTTTTCAGCCAACGTTTTTTGAGACATTCCTATCTCTTGTAAAATTTCCTTTATTCTGTTCATAATATAAAAGTTTAATTATGCTTGCAAATATACAACATTTGGTTTAATAATCAAATATTCGTATTAAACTTTTATATTTATTTAAGAATATAAAGGGTATCACGTAATATGACACCCTTTATAGCTTTTACAATCTACTCATCTTATCTTTCAATTCGTGAATATCATTGAATGCTTGCAGCATAGGCTTATGCCATCGCTCTTGTCGCTCATCAATCGACTGCAAGTACATCAAGCTTTGTGCAAGGATAGTCCTACCCTCATCAACAGCTAACCAAATGTTACCTACATCACCCATAATGGTATTCACGCTAGCCGTTAATAAGCTACCCTCTATACCACCATCACGAGCAGCAATAGCATCCAACTTGGTATTTATGAGCTTTGCTTCCTCATACGTTCCCTCTGTGGCAATTTGCACCGCTGTGAAACGACCATTCAACTCATCGCCTGTGTCTTGACTCATTGATTCAAAAGAACCTGAAGAAGCGGACTGCTCGTAAGATTGCTTGTAACCCGTAATATCAGCAATGTTATCACGAATAGCCAAACCCTCTTGAACTATCTTATCATACTCTTCTTTAAGATTATTCAATTCGGTTGGCGTGAGCTGCCTTCCTCCATTTTCCTTCATCTTGTTTGCCCAGCTCTCATAAAGAGGCTTAAGCTTTTTATTCATAAGGTCTCCCAAAGCGAAGTTAAGCATCGACTGGTTGAGCATTGTAGTGAAGTCATTAGAAAAATCCTTTGCAGACTTGCTCATATCCATAAGATTGTTTATGAAGTCACTCTTCATTGAATCAAAGGTTGTTTGAGTCAAATTCTCATTGATTTGCTCCGTCAACTCCTCCAGTTTACCCGCCAGTTCAGTATATTGCTCCCAATATTCCGTCTTATCATACTTGCCTTGGTCGGTCATATTCTTCCATACATCCGCATTATGTGTACGAATGTCAGCCATCTGCTCTGGAGTGAGCTTGTATATATCCTCCAAGGAATTGACCTTGTTTATCGAAGAATTAGTATAACCACCCCTTATCTTACTTTGCTCAGTCAAAGTCTTATTGATTGCCGCATAATCTTGTGCAGAAAGATTCCAATAAGAAGCATTTGAATGGTGTGCCCCATGATACCCCATCTGTGTTTTGAGAATATCCATCGTTTGGGTATTAACCTGCTTTTGGGCATCATAAGCAGCATTATAATTGCTGACTGCCGTATAACCGGAAGACTTGTCAATAGACTCTTTTAACTTATCAATGGAATACATTAATCTATCATTGCTCTCGGTCAGCTCTTCTGTTTTCTTCGCAACTTCTGCACCATTACCTCCACCAATACCGAACATCTTGCCCAACGAACCAATGGTTTTTATTCCATTCATAGCTGCGCCTATGTAGTTTCCGCTAGCAAAATCAGAAAAGGCTTGTGTTCCAGTGTTCAATGCATCCATTCCGTTATTCACGGCTTTACCAAAGCCTGTGTTTCCGAGACCCAAAGCATCGACTAACCCAGGAAGGTCTTTCAGTTTCTCTTGGATTTTTCTTAAACCCTCAGCCCATTCCTCGATAGTATCGTGCAAGCTCTTCTTTGCGGCATCCTGCTTTACCTTGGCTTCTTCCTGCGCCTTTCCAACTTCCTTTGTTGCCTTTCCAACCTTAACCTCTGAAACCGCCAAATCATCAAAAAGCTTACGTAACTTCTCCGTTTGGCTTACACTGAGATTCTTGGTAGAACCCATAAGTTTGTCCTTATTGGCAGAAGTGATATTACTGGTATCTATGTTAACCCCACTTTCAGCAAACACTCCTTGGATTTTTCTCCTTTGGCTCATATTATCAGCCTTGGCATCAAACTCCCCCTTTCTAGCTTGTGCCAATCGGTCTTGCGCATCCTTCGCCTCATCAATAAGCCTACGGTGTTCACGGACTGCATCATTAACCAATCCCCATCTATCCTTCTGCTCGGAAATCGCATCATCAATCTTGTAGATTTGGTCAGATACGGTTTTCATGTCATCAATTTCCAACGTACCCGAACCAAGCAACTCCTTCATTTTCTTACGAAGGTCTTCAAGATAAGGAATACTCAATCGGTTCATATCCTGAAAGACAACATCCCAATTGATAGAATCCTTGAAATCCGTAAAATTCAACTTCTTCAACTGGTCGTTCATCTCCATTTCCGCACTCGCTGCGCCAAAAGTATCACCCTTTTCTCTTGCAAGATCTATCTTGTCGGCATATTCTTTCAAGATAGCATAACGCTGCTGTTCCAAACTACCATACTGCTTCATGAAATCCAACATGTCCTTTATCTCTGCTTGCTGGATTTCCTTCAGCTTTAATTGCCTCTGTTTCTCAATCAAGGCAATTTGGTCTTCAGAGTTCTGTCCAATGGTTTTTCCAAGATGATTACCCTTGTCGTCAACCATTTGTGTGCCCAACACCTCTTTGCGGTATTCCGCATCGGACTTACCCTGTTTCCACATGTTGGCTTTACGACCTTTTCCCGAATTTACCCAAACGATCTGGTCTTTCTTCTTCTTAGCCTCAACGAGTTTGTCAATAGAATCCTCTATAGCCTTTTTCTCCTTGTCAGAAGACATGTTAATTTGAGCAATCTCCTTTTCGGTCTCATTCTTAATCAATTCCGTTCTTCGCTTTGACAACTCATCGCTGGCTTTCTCCGAATAGGATGAAATAGACTTGGAATAGTCCTCCTCAGCCTTTCGCTTATTACCAGCCTTTGTCTCAGCATCATTCCTAGCCTTTTCAGCATCCCTAGCCGCTTTCTCTCTTGCCTTCTTCTCCTTATCTATCTCCTTTTGGCTTTTCTTCGGCTTACTTTCGATGTTGTTACCTCTTGCTTGCATCATAGCCAATTCGTTTGCGACCTGTTCGTAAGTCTTATATTGACCTCCTACTTGAAGAACATCCCCTTTTTTGTGTCCATCAAGCCAATTCTTTCTCGCAGCCATACTCGCTTTCAACTGAGACTGAGACATATTCTTAATCCATGCAGGAAGTTCACTATCATCATAGTTAACCTTAATATCAAGATGCAACTTTCTACTGCACAACTTTATTGTCTCTTGGATTTCACTATTCAAATCCTTGAAGCTCTTCTTTGCATATTGATTTTTCAAAACTTGTTCCTCTTGCGCATAAGTCAACTTAGATGTGGCTTTTCTCGCACGTTCTGCGGCATTGACGCTATTATTTATAGAATCAACAGTACCATCCAACTCAACTCTGTTGCTAACAAGCCCATCAGTAAAGTCGTTTATGTCAGGAATCATCTGAGCCACCTCAGAACGGCTATGGTGCATATTTTCGAGATAAGTTCTTATTTTTACATTCAACTCCCCTTGTAATTGAGAATATTGAGCATTCAATGCATTGCACACCTTTAAATCTCCACCACAAGCATTCATCTCCTTTCGCAGTTCAGCTAACTTGTCTATGTCATCCTGACTTACGAGACTTCGAATAGTACCCATTTCTACATCAGACAACTTATCATCTATAGAATCTTTAAATGAGCTGAAAGATGAATCATTTGAAGAATTATAATTATCATAAGCCTCTTGTAATTGATTTGCACGCTCCATTTCAAGAGAACGCTTTTTTATTATACCGATAAGTTCTTCTTCATGCTCCTTTAACTCATTAGCTTGCTCACTCATGTTTTGAGACTTCATTTTAGTCTCATCCAATTTTACCCCATATTCTTCATAAGCAGACTTCAATTCATTTATTGTGTCCTTATGGTCTTCTGCCTCGCCATTTTCCAAAACCGCAAACAAGGAACGAACCTTATTACTAGCCTCAGCAGCCTTATTACCCATGTTTTGAGTCTTCTTAGCAACATCTTCCTCGTCACTTCCGAACATCGCAAAAACGGACATTGCGGTTGTTACCAGAGTAATGATGGTAGTTAGAGGATTTGCAAGCATTGCAGCCCATAGCTCCCTCATACTAACGGTAACGGCATTAGTAGCCCATGTTAACACATTTTGAGCTAATGCTAACCCTTTTGTGCCAACAGATAATATAGTGGTAACAAGGGAATTCCGTTCCTTTGCTCCTGTATTCAAGTTCTCGGACGTTGTATTTACATTAGTAGCCGCAGTATTAGCTGTCTTTGAAGTCGAGTTTGCCGTATTAGCAATAGTTTCCGAAGAAGTAGCATTTGCATTAGCACCTTTTGCGGTTGCATTGCTAGCTTCAGAAGTAGTATTGGTTTGTGTAGCAGTAGTTGCCGCCTCCGTAATGCTAATCTTACCATCCTCTATATCTATTCCTTGCTGAACAATATCTCCAATTTCATCTGCCGCTGCTCCTGTCTCTTTATAGACCTCGGTTTCATACTCTTCGGCTTCTGCTAACTTTTCTGTCGTAGTTTGAAGCTCCTGTTGGATAGCTTTACGTTTTGCGTTAGAACTCTCATATTCTTCATTCGCCTGCTGTCGCTTTTGCATCAGCTCTTCCAATTTTGCTTGTTCTGCCTCGTATTGAGCAATAGAACTATTTTCGTTATCCGAGAAAGAATCCTCATAGCCACCGAATGAAGTTGTGTCAACCGCACCATTGTCATAGACCAATTCCTTTTCTTTCTGCTCTATGATTTGCTGCTGTTTTTTTATTTCCTCATCAAGCTGAGCAAGGACTACTCTCTTTTCACGAGCCTCATCCATTGCTTTGTCATAACTCTCTTGCTGCAAGTCAACTTTCTTCTGTAAGGCGTTAGTTTCCAAAAGTGCCTTACCATAAGCTGTTTCATTTGCCTTGGCTATTTTTTGCTTTAAATCAGCCTCAGCTTTAGCTTGTTCCGCTGCCTTATTTGCGGCTGCAATGTCAGCTTCTTTCGCTTTTTTTGCACGCAACTCTTCCTCTGCGGCTTCTTTGGCATTTACCGCATTTTGCCATTGGAGTTGTTCTTTCTCTGCAAGCTTTGTCTGCTCAACCAAAAGGTCACGCTTCAACTGGAGTTGTTTAGCAATTTCATCACTAATCAACCCCTCGGATTTCGCCAATTCTATCTGCTTAGATATACGTTTCTCGGTTTCATCATCACCGATGTTTTCCGTATCAGACAATGCATTTCCCAACTCATTATAACGGCTTGCCTTATAGTCTTTGGTATCTTTTCCGTTAAGATGTCGGTAATCATTTTCCATTTCCTTGAACTGAGCCATCTTCTCATCAAGTCCCTTGGAAAGCTCCAAAGCCTCCATCTGTTCCTTGGCAGCAGATTGTTGCTGAGTGACGAGCATATCACGTTTAAGTTGCAATTGCTCTGCCATTTGTTGGGTAATGATGCCATCGGTCTGAGCCTCCTTGATTTTAAGAGATACAAGTTCCTCAGCCTTATCCGTACCCAACATATCGGTATTAGCTACCGCCTTATTCAAATCCGAAAGTCTTTGGCTCTTATATTCTGAAGTATCTTTTCCGGTATAGGAATGATACAATTCAGCTTCATCTTTGTACGCTTTTATCTTTTCGTCAAGATTACTTGCAATACCATCAAGTGTAGCTTGGTTCTGAGCTTTTTGAATGGATGCTGCCGCCATCAATCCAGCTTTGTAAGTTCCGACCATAACAACTGCACTTCCTATCGTTTTAACCAAAGTCTGCCAATTATCAACCAAAGACGAAATCAAATCTAAGCCAGTACCAAATATTCCTTGCGACTTCTTGCCGAGTTCGTTAAACATCTGGTCAACGCTATCGCCTATGCTAGACCATTTTCCTTGCAAGGTTGTGGATTGCTTTTCCATCAGGCCTCCAAACTTGCCGCCCTCTTCGGTCATGTTGACGATAGCTTTCTTCACCAAATCTGCTCCGACCTTTCCATCTGTAACCGCTTGCTGAACCTCTTGGGTTGTCTTGCCCATGATTTTACCAAGCTCCTCAGCCATCGGGATGCCTCTGTCCATAAACTGACGCAAGTCCATCGTGTACATACGCCCTTGGCTCATTGTTGTACCATACAAATAAACCAAATCGTTCAGCGGAACGCTAAGACCAGCAGAAATATCACCAAGATGAACAAGAATATCATTAACTTCATTCGCTGCCGTACCATAAGCCAACAACTGCTTCGCTCCATTCGTAATACTGGACATATCGAAAGGGGTCTTCGCAGCCGTTTGGACAAGTTGGTTCATCAACGCTCCAGCTTTCTGCTCACTACCAAGCATTGTTGTGAATGATATTTCAAGTTGCTGAAATTGTGAACGGACATTAAAGATATGTTCCGCTAGTTGTTCAACTCCTAAGCCACCAACGAGGCTCATAGCTAATTGCTTTGCGTCACCACCAAGACGATTGAATAAAGATGTTGCGCCCTCACCTACCGTAGGCACTTTCTTCATTTCTTCAATCATTCCAGCAAAGGCATCAGTCATCACCTTTACGTTATCTGTAGCCGCATTAGAAGAACCCGAATAGCGGACATACTCTGCTTGCATGTTTTGCAATTCGGTTCTTGCTTGCTTTCCTAATCCTGTAAGATTCTCATAACGCCTTTTCTCATCATTGAGTATAGCGGAATTTTCGCTTATATCACGATTAAGTATTGTTGAAGTGCCTACATCTAAGCCTCCTTTACGAAGTTTAGACTGCATCTTTGCTATCTCGGAAGAAAGCCTTTCAATCTTTCGCCTGGACGAGTCGGCTTGCAATTCAAAAGCATATGTTTCCCTTGTCAAAGATTGCATTTTCTTGGCATAATCACTGCTCATCACCAAAGCATAGCGACTCATTGCGGAACTAAGCTCTGTTATCTTTTGCTTTTGTTCCGCATATTTATCCGTGAGGTCTTGAACCACAGATTTATCTGTCGCTCTCGAAGTCTTCAACAACTCACCTTGCAATCTTACAAGCTCTTGCTTGGCTTGCTTGATTTGGTCGAAATTCGCTTTGATATTAAATTCTAGCTGTGCCATCCTTATACGTTTTTCTTGGCAAAATTAACTAATAATCAAAGGAATAACGAAAGAATTAAGGTGTGCTATTTCACAAAAAAATTAAGTGCAAAGAATAAGGTCTAGACACAGAAAAGCCTTCCACATTCACATGCAGAAGGCTCGGTTGTTTACTTATTTTTCTTCTATATATAAAGACCGTCAAATCACGACAGCCTGTAATTCTTTTGAAATTCCATGTAAGCAATCAAGAATTTGCTGCTTACGTTTTTTGCTAGGCTCATGGATTCCCATTGCATACTGACGCATCAGAGAAGCATTAATGCCAGCTTTCTTTGCGACACCATTTATATTCAGATATGAAAAATAATCGAAGAAAGAACCTATATCATACCGGAACTCAAACACCAATTCAGGCATTTGCTTTCCCTCTTCTTCAAGAAGCTCTTTAATCTCTTCCTTTGCTACAAAAATATCATCCATCGCTTGTTTTGCAGAGTTGCCAAATCCGACTAGATGGAAGTCTGGAAATTTATCCACCATATAGCAAGAAAAATTCTTTTCTTCTTTACACTTTTCTACTTGTATAATTACTTTTGTTGCCATAATCCCGATTCTAAACTTTAAAAAGAGGTCTTAAACCTATATCAACGTCTTGCTATATAAGCGAAAAATTGCTGGGCTTAAAGCCCAAGCAATCTTTCAAGAATACTGTCGTAAGTCTTTCGAGAAACTTCACGACTGCCGTGCCGTGGCACTGGACATTTAAGTTTTGTTGTTGGACTAAACCAAATGTCGTGATTACCACCATGCCGAACCACATAGCAACCTGCTTGGGTCAGCTTTCTCAATAATTGACTAGTCTTCATCATATATAGAAGAAATTAATAAATAAGTAAAAGACCTCTTTTGTCCTTAAGACAATGCAAAGATATAACTTTTTTGTTATATATGCAAATAAAAGGATAACTTTTTTGTTATATTAACCTCAATTAACAAAAAGTCTTCTACATTCACATGCAGAAGACTCTGAGTTCTATATAACAATTGAAGCCACACGCTTAAAAGGTTGCGGCTCTATAGCTTTAACGCAGATAACACGCTTTTTATTGTGCTGAAACGGCTTTTAATATCATTATAGGATGATACGGCAAACATTGGCAAAGGTCTCACATTTCCAATTATCAAAGCACCTTTGCGCAAGGACTCCTTGATTTCCTTCATTGTTTGAGTGAACCCATATTCAGCCTGTTCTTCCTTTGGAACAATCACATAGCCATCACCATAAATATTTTTAAGATAGCATTTCTTTCGCTTCAACATATCCCAACGCAATTTATCTACCAAGGTCATATAATCAAACTGCTGTTTATCCTTGGCTTGGAATAGCTTCTGAACATCCTTGTAATCATCCCAACATAAAGGGATAATACCAAACTTTGACTTCATCCATTCATGCGAAATCAATTGACCATCTTTAAATGTAGAAAGAATTTCTTCCTCCAAACCATCAAAACCATTTTTCGTATCTTCTTTCATATTTTCATTCTTTTAATGTTGCTCCCTACTAAGGAATCGAACCTTAGATAACCACCATGTAGGGAGTTCGTCTCTACTAAACCTTACCTCACCATACCTTACCCGACCTTACCGAACCGCTCTTCACCGCACTCTACCCCACCAGACCATACCGTACCAATGTTTTGCACAATGGCGAGGAGTCGAACCTCGCCTACGACCATCATTGTGTTCTTCTCAACCAAACTGTACCCCACCGCACCAAACTAGACCTCACCAAACTCCACTAGACTCCACCCCACTACACAAAACACTACCATATCTATTTTCATTTCTAAATGTATTATTTCTTTTCTACTTTAAACGCTCCGTAAAGCTTTCTGTAAGTACCAACATGATAGCGAAGACCTGCAATCTCAGCCACCTGTAATACTTCCTCCTCGTTCAGCTGCGTCTCATCGAACCAGCAAGTAACTTCCGTTGACCATTCTGGGAATATCGCTCTTGTTGCAGGGACTTTAACCGAACCTTTGATACCGCACGCTCTTGTGTCAACATAGGAAGTTGATGGGTCAAAATAACCCTCCTTTGTGCGCCCAACCTCAAAAAGTTCTTCCGGTGTCTTGTCGTTGTCCTTGAATTGCAATACACCATCACCATAAAGGCCGAAGGAACGCTCGAACTTCTTGCCAAGCTTACGTTCTTTGGCAGCAGCTTGAAAACTACCCTCTACGTGCGACTGTGGTAACACATACTCGCCATTGCGATAGTACAAGGATGCAAGGAATTGCAATCGGCAAATCTCCAACAAATCATCATCTGTCTTTGTTCGCTTGCTAGTCAATGGCTGCAAAAGTTTCTTGTACTTGTCAAATGGATCAACTACTCTTGGATTGTGAACCATCAAAGGCTTAGTGCCTACCAATTTCAATGAAATCGTCTTCATTACTCTACATAATTATTAATTAAACACGGCAGTTTTACAGGTATGCCTCTTACCTTTGGGGCAAAACAAAAGCCCCGTCCGCTAATGTGGTAAGTGCGAACGAGGCTAAAAGTATAGAAAAGTCCGAAGACTCTTAAATTTCTTCTTATCTCAGTAACCATGTTTACGACTTCACGGCTAAACCATTTCTGATTTCGTTTGCAAAGGTAAGCATAATTTCTGAAACACGCAAATTATTTAGTGCATTTCTTTATTCTTTTAAACTTTATTTTCTTTTAGAAACCTATTTTTGAAATTACACCTTATTATATTAGCAGTCTTGTAATGTGGCAAACAAACCATTTCTAAACTAAAGCTGTTAATATCCTAAGTTTACGACACTCCAAGAGCCATCACTATTCTTCTTGACAACACCATGCAAATCAACGAATTTCTTCTGACCACCATAGGTTGAACGCAAAGAATAAGAAACAGTTACCTCATTTCCGCTGACACTTTCTTTCTTGACCTTGAAGACATTTGAACTTTCTGCACCTACAGCACTAGAAGCGTTACTAATATCCCATTCTCTTTGCAAAGCATACTCGATTGCGGATAAGTCTTCATCAGAAACATATATATCACTTTCTGAATTGCTCGTTGTAATTGCCTTCTCATACTCCTCTACATTTTCTTCACTTCCATTTCTTATTACATAAACGTAATGTTGTGTTTTTATATCCTTTACACGAAATTCCGTAAGTGTCCAATCGAGTGGATTTTCTATAGAAACCGTAATATCTATATGATATTCATATTTTCCCTTTGCTCCATTTATTGTGCCATCTAAGACTCCATCGTCCATAAAAAATCCCCAATTATAATTGCTGTCATAATTGTTAATTTTACTTTTGGCTAAAGTATAGTTTGAACCGAAATATTTCTTTAAAACTACATCACGTTTTGCCTTACATGAATCATTACACATAATCTTGTCTATATATTTGTTACGTGCAATCTGCTCCTCGATGGTAGGTTGTTTGTTTTTATTTCCACATCCACTGCACACCATCAACAAGGGAATGGCTACGATGATGGCAATTATTAATTTCTTCTTCATAATCACATTTATTTAAATTGTCAATATACTAACTTTACAACACTAAACCTGTTAATTCGTTTATTTACGAATTGGATGTATTCCTATGATGCGTTCGACATCTTTATCGAAGAATACTTCATATCTTGTACATTTTCTATTTTTGTCTATATACGCACCATTAATCTTATCAGGAGAGATAACAACATAATAACCACATAATTCTGTATGATTATTAATCATGCCAATCTCATCAGCTTTTTCCAACAGATTTTTTGCATTTTGCTCTTGTCTTTGTATCTCATTATAAACATAATTGATATTACTACTAGACAAATACATATTCCTAGACAGCGAGTCGTTGCGCCACAAACTATTATAAGCAACCATAACCATTTCGGCAGAAGCAGGATTGCATTGAAATTCCTCTAACTTCTCTACATTGGCGCACTCAAACCCTCTTGTCTTAATAAGGGCATCTGCTTTGTTTTCCTTTGATGTACAACTAGTCAACAATAGTACAACAAAAGAAATAAAATATAAGACCTTCTTCATAATCCCATACTTTTAATTATTGAACTTTGCGGGAACATCCCCACGTTACTTAACTCTTTCTAGTTTATCCAGCACATCCCTTGCTCCAGCTATGGATGATGCGGAATACTAGTATGCAAAAGTACATCTTTTATACGAAACCGCCATTGTTCGTCTTAATATTTAACTATTATTATGCTTTCTGTTATATTTTGTTATAATAATCTTTATTGCATTAATATACTTGCAAGTTACACTAAAAAGTCGTATCTTTGCATCCAATTTCCACATTATAGGAATAATAGCTTAATTTTTAGAGCGTGAGACACACGTTAAAAACTGAAAAGAAAGAGACAATGGAAAGTAAGATTATTTTAACAAAAGAAAGTTCTTCATCTGATTTGGAGAGTTACTTTCGTGAAGTTTTGGAATTA